TTTTCTTTGCTATACCTATTGCATGCGTCATAATGTGAATTGGAAGGGGTTGAGTAACATCGACTACACCGAATAGAGTCGATCTATTTAAGAGTTGACTCACATTTGATATAGATTGACCCAGACACAAACTATCAATTTGTTTACATTGCAATGGACGCGTATAGTCAGTGTCTTGATAACCATTCCGAATTGAATCTTGCTCAGCACCAGATTGGAAAGACCATTGCGATGCTGTATTCGTAAATTTAATTTGGAAAATAACTCCTGTATTGACTGGAAATTCTGCTGGAGTTGGAGCTGTAAATACTATTGATGGTCTTGCAGAACCGTCATAACTAAAATCAACAGTCCTCTCTGTTGTAGAAGAATTAAGTACTAAATTACCTGTCAGATCACCAGTGATATTAATAGTTGCAAAAGCTAATCCAGAACTAGGAATAATTACTAAACTAACCTGCTGTGGTCCGTAATAATCTGAAGTTATAGTTTTAGGTGTTAATGAAACATTAGAAATATAATTTGAAAAAATTTTAGTAGGACCCGGATTAGACTCGACTCCTTCTCTAGTCAAGTCTCTTTGGAAATCGGCTTCTCTTTTCCTAATAGAAAGTAGATTTCCTGGCAATGCTCGAAGCTCTAAATGGTGACCAGGACCATCGTAATCAGGTGTAGCAGTGTTCAAATAGCGATCAATACGTTTAAGAATATCTGGTAATTTCATAGTCAACATGGAAGATGTGACTGTTTCAAAATTCGCCAATTGATTAAGTGCTGTAATATTTGGTTGTTTGAATTTTTCTGGTGCACGATTCATAGCTCCATTAAGTTCCTGAACGATTTGTTGTGGTAAGCTCTTCATATTTGCCATAAAATCTGAATTAATAGGTACATCCTGGATAATATCAGGCTGTGAGGCTGCAACTGGTTGTGCGATAGGTTGAGCTGGAGCTCCTCGGATCATTTCCAATTTTCGAAGAGTCGAAGGAGTAGGATCAAATGGGAATTTTGACCATGCTGATGGCAAGTTAAAACTAAAATCTGGTCCCGCTGCTCTTTCCACAATAAC